ACTCCTTGGACAGCATGGTATTCCCGGCGTCGCGGGATCGCGCCGGTTTGACCCGCTCGCGCAATTCCGGACTCTCGTCGATCAGCGGATCGATTCGCTGCCGCGAGTTGCGTTTCGCCAGTTCCACGGTCGGTTGAACCGCCAGCATCGGCCCCGGTGCCTGGTGGATGGCAAAGCCGATCCAGTTGTTGCCCGCTTCGGTTGCGCCGACCTGCGCGGCCTTCATGAAGACAATCCGCTGTGTTGGATCGCCGGGTGAGAGCCGATCCATGATCTCGCCCATATAAGGCGTGCGCGCCGTGCGATACCGACCCGGCTCGGCCGACGCGCGGCCCGAAAGCATCCGATGTCGGTCCGCCCATTCCGATACGGTCAAGTCTGGATCCGGCGTGAGGCCCGCGCCCCAGGCGCGCAGGATCTCTGCTGCGCCGTCGAATTCCAGCATGTCGTCCGTTTCACCGGAGATCGGGTTTGACCTCGGCAAGATCGTCGAGCTGGGCACGGACATGTTTCTCCAGGACTTTCTGCATCGCGGCGGGCTCGACGCCCAGATCGGCCGCCATCAACGCGGCCGCACGAGCGGGCCAGTTGACCCAGACATCGCGCTCCTGCCGCGCCAGCCGGAAGACCAACGAAAGAGCGCGGGCGCGGTCAATCAACTCGCCCTTCAGCTTTTGCAGCCGGAGGCGGCGTTCCTGCGCCTTGAGCACTTCATTGGCTGTCTTGGCCTGCAGGAACGTCGTGCCGCTACCGACCGGCGGTGTCGCCATTCCTTGTTCGCGCAGGGTTTCGCCCACGGCCGAGACTGCCGCCTCCGGGACGGGTTTGAGCTTCAGCCTTGGTGCCTTGCGGGTCTTCGACGGATCGGTCGCCCGCGCGCGCAAAGCATCGCTGGCCTCTGCGTCGATGCTGCCATCACCGTGTATTACCAGCCGCCCCGTCGCTTTGGCTTTCTGGATTGCTCCACGCGAGAGGCCGACGCGGGCGGCGTATTGGCGCTCGCTAAGACCCTCCATGGCGCGCTCCGATTATCATTCAAAATCATTTGCTTATGTAGTTGATAAGCCTCCGCACCAGAGCGAACGTGGTCTCAAGAAAACGATGCAACTCACCACGGAACCGCCACGATGACCCGCCTGAACCCGATCACCACACCCCGCCACCAACTGCGCGCCGTGAAGGCTGCGCGGAACAAGGAGGCGGCCTTGAACGCCTTCATCGGCAAGAAAGCCGAAATCGACGAGATGCTCGCCCGCTTGTCGAGTCTGAGCGACGACCACTTCAACGCCGACCCCGACGAGATCAACTGGGGCCATGTCGGCACCCTTGAGCATTACGCAAGCCTCCTGAAGCGCATCACCGACAGCGCCTTCAGCGAAGGCGAGCACGCGGAATGACCGGAGCCAACGTCATGGAAACCAGCACCATCCGCATTGCCATTCGCGGCCTCAACGAGCCTTGGGACACGAGCCGCATCCCGGCGGTTCTCGACGAGATCGAAGCATCGCTCCGCGAGGAAGCCGACATTCCCGCGCGCCTCACCGCCGACACCATGACAATCGCCATCGACCGTCTTACGGACGCCGCAGCGCTCCTACGGGACCTCGGACTGATCTGACCTTGGGCCGACGCCCGAACTCTGGCCGCGCACCCTGCGCGGCTTGGGGTCGTAGAAGACCGCGACGGTCGCGGTCCGAACACGGAGACGACCCCATGACCAAGCTTTCCGACACCCAGACGATCATCCTGTCCCGAGCGGCCCGGAACGAGGACCGCATTGCCCTGCCGCTGCCTGACAGCCTGCGCGGCGGAGCCGCCACCAAGGTGGTCGGCGCGATGCTCGCCAAAGGCTTCCTCGAAGAGGTCGACGCCGACATGCGCAAGAGCGAGTCCATCTGGCGCGAGACCGGCGACGGTCACGGAGTCACGCTGGCCGCCACCGACGCTGGCCTCGCAGCCATCGGCATCGAACCCGGGGACGCGAACACCGCGCCTGCGGGCGCGACGGACGCTCCGGCAGAGGAGCCCGTGCAGAACGCCCCCACCGGACCCGAAGCCTCGCCCAAGACGCGCACGCCGCGCGAGGGCACCAAGCAGGCGACGCTGATCGCCATGCTGCGCGCGCCGGACGGCGCGACCATCGAGGAGATCATGGCCGCGACGGGCTGGCAGTCGCACACGGTGCGCGGCGCGATGTCCGGTGCGCTGAAAAAGAAGCTCGGGCTCGAGGTCAACTCGGAGAAGGTCGAGAACCGGGGACGGGTTTATCATATCGAGCGCTGATTTCAATCGGTCGCGCCACCGAAGTCCCGACTATAGGGAAGCCGTCGCCTTGTGAGCGGCGGCTTCGTCGCTCCTAACCGGATCGCCTCGAACAGCCGCCGCAAGGCGAAGGAACGGCCGATCGACACGATGGTGAAGATGGCCCCCATCTTCAGGTTCTGCGCCAGAGTCGTGTGCAGCCCGAAAATCGGGAAGATAAGGATCTGGGTGGCGACCGCGACCCCGTAGCCGACGATCACATTGGCGACCGACTCGACCAACGACATGACGCGCGATTGCTTCATGCGGCCGCTTCCTCGTCGTTCGCGGGCTGGCCCAGCCGCTCTGCTTTGGACTCGGCAAAGGTCCGGCCGTCGCCGTCAAGGATCGCATCGCGGCCGGTGTCAGCCTGCCAGCGTTCGACGGCGACATCGATATAGGCCGGGCTGATTTCCATCGCGAACACGCGCCGCCCGTTCGCCTCGCCTGCCATGATTTGCGAGCCGGAGCCACAGAACGGCTCGTAGCAAAGCCCTCCGCGCGCCACATGCTGGCGCATCGGAATCCCAAACGCGTCCAGCGGTTTCGGCGTCGGGTGGTCAGGCCGGTCGTCCTTGGCGAAGCTGGGCAGCGCCCATGTGGACGGCAGCGTCTGTTCGGCCACCTTCGGCGGGCGGTTGGGGCGACGCCAGCCCATGAAGCAGGGTTCGTGCTTCCAGAGGTAATGCGACCGGGTCAGAACCCCGCGGTCCTTTACCCAGATGATCTGCTGGTGGACGAAGGCACCGGCCTTTTCCCAGCAGGCCTCCAGCATCGCCTGACGGCGGGATGCGTGCCAGCAATACCAGGCGGCGTCCTCCGCAATCGCCTCGGCGACCGCAGCGGCGATGAAGCCGTCGTAGAGCTCCGCCCCCTGAGAAGAGTCGTCCCAGGTCGTGCCATAGGACGCCGACCAGTCCTTGTTGCGAGTCGGATGGTTCGAGCCGTCGTAGTCCACCAGATACGGCGGGTCGGTCGCGAACAGGATCGCCCGCTCGCCGTTCATTAGGCGGCGCACATCGGCGGCGCTGGTGCTGTCGCCGCACAGCAACCGGTGATCGCCAAGGATCCAGAGATCGCCCGTTTGCGATGCCGGATTGCGCGGCGGCTCGGGAATGGTCACCGGTGGCACGGAGCCCCCGGCACCACCGTCTTGACCCTCCCCCTCCGGCACGTAAGCCAGCAGCTTGTCCAACTCGCCGTCCGAGAATCCGACCAGCGACAGATCGAAATCTTCGGCCAGCAGCTCGTTCAGTTCGGCCGAGAGCAGGGCCTCGTCCCAAGTGCCGAGTTCGGTCAATTTGTTGTCCGCGATCCGATATGCCCGACGCTGCGCCTCGGACAGATGCCCCAGCACGATCACCGGCGCTTCGGTCAGCCCGAGCTGCGTGGCGGCCAGCACTCGCCCATGCCCCGCGATCAGTTCACCATCGTCGGCCACGAGGCACGGCACCGTCCAGCCAAACTCCGCCATGCTGGCAGCGATCTTCGCGACCTGGTCTGCGCCATGCGCCTTCGCGTTTTTCGCGTAGGGCTGGAGCTTGGCCAGCGGCCAGGTCTCGATCGCGTCCGGGGCAAAGCTGAGCGTCATGATGTCGGTTCGCCTCAATGGGGTGGACCCCTGGCCTCCGGACACCCGCAGCCAGCCTGGACTCCGCAAAGGGTCCAGCGGCTGCCGGACGCGTCCGGTTCCAAAGGTTTGTTTTGTTTAGGTTTTCAGCAGGTCGCGGGTGGATACCCGCCGGGGTGGCTTCCCAAAAAACCGGCCCTGTCGCTGGCGATATTGCGCGCTTCGCCCGCCAGCATACGAAAGTGGCCCGGAAGGAACCACGAATTCAATGTGTTAGCAGGTTGGACCCCAGCTGGACCCTTTGGTGGACCCCGGGGTCCAGCGGCGCGGGCCGTCCCGCGCGCGCCTCTCCCGAGTATATCCCTTTTCTAACCTCCAGCCGGGCTTTTTGTCTCATCGAAAACTGTCCGGCGGACACTTTCCTAGTGGGTGCGGGCGCTTACGCGCCAGCGGCCAGTGCAATCACGCGGCGCTTCGACATGTTGCGGTTGAACCGCCGCCTGTTGAGCGTAAGCGCGATGACGGAAATCCCGAATTGCCAGTGCTGGTGAGCTGCAGAGCGCTGCAAACCGACCGCCCAGCAGATCTCCTTCCAGCGTTCGCCATGCGCCTTCATCCAGACGATCTTGCCATCGATGGGCTCGAGACAGGCGGTCCAGGTCAGCGTTTCCTCCATCCGGTTGATCGCCTGCGGCGAGGGCAGCACGCGCATCGGCTTCGGCTCCTGGCCCACCTTGTCGGCAAAGCTGTAGACCATCTCGGGCCATGTGCTGAAGTACCCCTGCCTGCGCGGCTCAGGCAGACGCTTCAGGACAAAGGCGGCCTCGGCCAGCCGTTCCTCCACGAGATCAGGTGTCCAGTCTGTCATTGCGACACCTCCCGATCTCGCGGGCACTGCCCGTACAGTTTTTCACCGAGTTGCCGGACCAATTCCCGCTCCGGCCAGGTCAGGCGGTGGTCGTCGATGGCCACGGCCAGCAGGCCTTGCTCCTGCCAGCCATCGCGCTTTACGTCGTCGGGGCTGCGGCGATGCCCGCCATAGCCCTTGGGCACGAACCGCATTCCGCTCATTGCATGCCCCCCTTGGTCTCCAGCGCCCAGAACAGGATCGCGATGGCGTCGGCCTCGTTGTCGTCAGCCGGACTGAACCCTCGCGCCCGGGCGGATGCGATCATGGCCTCCTTGTTGGCGTTGCCCTTGCCGGTGGCGAAGCGCTTGATGGTGCCGACGGGCACGCCCTCGTAGGGCACGCCGCGCATCTCGGCCCATGCCGTCAGGGTGGCCATCAGACCTCCGTAGACGTGGGCTGCGTCGGTGCCCGCATGGCGACGGACTTCCTCGAACCAGATCGCTGCGATGGGTCCGGATAGCCGGTCCAGCTCGCCCAGCCAGTTGCTGAAGCGCAGGTAGCGCATACCGCCGCCGTCGAACCGGCCGGGGCGGAAGGACACGGTGCCGCTGGTCATCAGCCCATCAGCGCCATGCAGGGCCCAGCCCGTCATCGTGCCGAGATCAAGCGCGAGCAAGGTGCGGTCGGCGCGGAAGGCAGGCGGCAGATCGGGGATTGCCTCGCGCATCCTGGTGGTGAGAGTCGCTTCAGCCATCGTGGTCTCCTTTTCGGGTTGGCTTCGGGGGTGGAAGACGACGGCGGTCATGTGCTTGGCGGTACGGGCCGCCGTCGTCGGATCGGGATGTGCAGGGAGCGTCGAAACCCGCGCGCGCGGATACCCCTCGACGTATGGGAGGAGAGGCCAAACCTGTCGGTTGGCCTCCCCATACGTAGTATGGGGGCTTTCATTGTTCGTCCTCCAATCAGCGTAAGGTACTGAATTCAATTGGGTTTCGAGGACGAACAGAGGACATACAAGAGGACGAACCTGTTCGACCTCTTTTGGCTCCAAGTATTTGATTTCATTGGGTTGAGGACGAACAACGGCGGAGGTCGAACATGTTTGTCCTGAGGTCGAACAGAGGACGTACAAGCCAAGATCAGGCATTTTCGTCCTCCCGGACCGACCAATCGGAGGGGTCTGCGAGGTCCATACACTGCCCGTTCGAGGGCGATTTGTAGTGGCTTGGGACGACCGGGATGACGCTGTCCAGGACCTCTCCGGTCTCCGGGTCGATCCGGCCCTTGCGGCCGAACACCATGCCTTCGGCGCAGAGGTAGCCGAAACGCGACCGGACCACGGAGTGGCCGAATTTCTTTCCGTCGCGCAGGAAGCGGATGTCGCCTTTGGTCGCCAGCACATTGATGCGGTCGCGGATGGTGAACTGGCTCCCGAGGCAGCACTGGTTCTCGAACGCCTCGCGGAACTGGGTCGAGGTGTAGAGTTTTCCCTCGGCCGCCTCGTCGATCAGGATCGACAGGATGACATCTCGCTTGCGATCCCGCTCGGCATCGTGCCTTGCGCCAACTTCCTGACGCACCAGCCGTTCGTTCATCGGGTTGATCTCGACCCATTGTCCGCCGACCTTATCGATCACCTTGGGCGGCAACGCTGGTCCATTGCGAAGTTCGATCTCCAGTTTTCGCTCCGACAAGTCCTCGTCAGGCCGGTGCAGGATCAGGCCGGAGGTGTAGAACCCGCGCAGCGCGCTGGCGCCGGAGAGCGCGAGGAAGGGATCGTCCTTGACCTGCTGCTTGCTCAGCTTCTTGGTATGATGGATCAGGATCACCCCGCAGTCGGTGTCGATATGGTCGCGCAGAACCTCGACCCGTTCCTTCAGGAAGAACATCATGGCGGTGTTGTCGTTTTCGCCGCCGCCATCGGGCCCGCCGTCGAAGAGATTGCGGATCGGGTCGACACAAATGATGTCCACTGGCGCATCCGGGAAGGCCGTCTGCACGGCGCGGGCCACGCGCACGCTTCCCTCGTTGTCGAGCAGCATCTTCAGTTTTGGGGTGGCGACGAAGGTGTCGCGCGCGGCAGCCATCACTTCTGGCGGTAGCGCAATCTGCTTCAGCCGCTCGCGCAGATAGTGATACTGAATTTCAGCCTGCAGGTAGAAGATCCGCAGCGGACGCGGAGGGGTGAAGCCGAGAAACGCCACACCTGCAGCCATGTGAACGAGCCAGGAGATCAGCAGGTCGCTCTTGCCGACCTTGGGCGCGCCACCCAGCACCAGGAGCCCGCCCGGCGTCAGCACGCGGGGCGCGATGATGTCCTCCGGCATGGGACTCTGGTCGTCCAGGAGCGCCCCCAGCGTGAAAGCTGGCATCTCCTGCGGGCCCGGTGCGCCGGAGTTCAGTCGGATCAGCGGCGGTCCGTATTTCTCGACATGCCGCTCCCAGAGCCGCTCGGACTCGCGCTTGAGCCGCTCGACCGGCCATTGCGGCCGCAACATCGCGGCGTTGTAACCGCAGATGCCTTCCCAGCCTTCGTCTTTTGTCATCCGGCCCTCGTGGACCATGCGGATGAAATGTCCGATCGCAGCTGACGCGCCCTCGAAGCGGGACCAATCGTCCTGCGCCCCCTCGCGCACCGGCGTGACCAGCACATCGTCCATCGCCGGTTTGTCCGGATGCGTGAACTCGGGATGCAGGGACACGCCCGGCGCGGGCGGCATGTCGGTGACAGCCTCGATGAACTCGGCTAGGTCACGCTCGCGCTCGCCGTTCAGTTCAACGATCCGCACCTGCGTTTTCAGGCTGTTCTTGTAATAGACTGAACCCGCGACCCGGATCGGCTGGTGGGCGGAGCGGAAATGCATGTCGCCGCCGACCTTGGCCGCGATGTCGCCGCGCAGACGGCAGACACGGAGAATGTCATCGCCGTCGGCAGGCTCGGTCAGCGTCCACCAGACATGGGCCTTGCGCTGGCCTTCCGGTGTCAAACCGCCGCTTTCCACCACCATTGTCGGCGCGCCGAGGTGACGTTCCAGATGGGCGCGCTTGGCGGCAATGTCGCCGGTATCGAGATCGACCACCACGGTCTGCATTTGCAGGATCTCGGCGGCCTTGGCCTGCCCTGACGCGGCAACGGTGCCGGGGATCACATAGACCGCCGCGCCCTCGCGTGACGCCCATGTCGCGAAGGTCGCCATCTTTTCAGGCGCGGCCTGATCTGCCTCCAGCCAGATGTTATGCGGGCGGCCATCGATGCCCTGACCCTTGTCGATGAAACTGCGCACCGGGATCAAACCGTCACAGTAGCCGAAGACGACCTGCATGAATTGGGCGATCTGCTCGGAATCGGGCTCATCGCCAAATACGTCGATCTGCGGAGCAGCGTCGTTGAAATCGCGCCACGGGTTGAAATGGACAATGTTTTCCTTGGGTGCATCAGGCGTCGTGGGTGCATCGGGCGTCGTGTCATCGCGCATGGTCGGGTCCTGCTCGGGGTTTGATGGTTCGGTGGGCTCATCGGTCATGTGGCCAGCCCCCAGCACCGCTCGGCATGGGCGCAGAACCGGCACTCGAAGAAATCGCGACTGGCGGCGATGCGGGGCAGCAGCTCACCTGCGTCCGTGGCCTGCAGGATTCGGACGGCGCGGTCGGACATGCGCTGCGCCAGATCGGCGTCGAAGGGGACGAGCTCATGGTGCAGCTCGGCCGTGTCCTTGTTGATCGCCGTGAACAGCGCCGGTGCCTCCGAAATCCCCGGCACCGAGGGCTCCATGTAGGCTTGGTAGATTGCGATCTGGGCGGCATAGACAGGCTTGGAAACGGTGACGCCGTCCTTGACGCAGGCGCGCCAGTTCTTGGCGTTCATGGTCTTGCATTCCCACAGCGTCGGGGCGCGCAGACCAAGTGCCGCCGGGGCATCAGCGATGATCCCGTCGACATGGCCCCGGATACGACCGCCCGCGACTTCGAACCCAAACTGACCGCCATCGCGTTTTTGGGTGACCAGATCGATCCCGGCCGCGCGCAGCCAACGGATCGCCAAATCCTCGAGCTGGTGGCCGATGGCGAAGATCCGCAGCGTCTGCCCGCCGAAGTCGGCACCGTTATCCTTGGGCGCACCGGCAAACTCGAACTGCAGCGCACGTTCGCAGGCGTGCCCGAGGCGGGACGCGCCGAGATAGGTCCGGGGCGGCGTGGCCTCGCGCTCGGCAATGAGGGCCGCGTCGACCAGTGCGTTGATCCGCTCGGCCATGGAGGGGCGGTGATTAAAATCCAGCATCAGAACGGGATCTCATCTTCGAGCGCAATCTCCGCCATCTTGGCGCGGAACGCCTCGATTGTGATCACGATCAGTCTGTGCATGTCGCTCTGGGTCAGCTGGGCCAGCGGCCGGTCCCAGCCGATCCGTTCCATCTCGGGAGCGAGCGCGCGCATCACTGCGGGCAGCGCCTGCGCTTCTTCTTCAGTAAAATCGACCATGCTCAATCCTTTCCGAGCTTTGAGTGTGAAAGCCGACTGGCAGCCCGTTGAGCAGAACCAGCGATATGTGTTCCATCCCGGATGATCACATTTCCCCTCGGCGATCTGCGTTGTTCATGGCAAGATCTGTTCTGAGGGATTTTCGGGACGGGGGACGACAATGCTGATCCATCTTCACAAG